CCAAGGGCAAGATCCGTGGAGCCTGTGCTCGTGGTAGTGAGAAGGAAGGCAAACCAAAATGTTTACCAGCCAAGAAGGCCTACGCTCTCGGCAAGAAGGGCAGGGCATCAGCGGCACAGAGGAAAAGAAGACAGGACCCAAATCCCAACAGGCGTGGTAAAGCCAAGAACGTGGCCACCAAGAAAAAATAGTTTACATACCACACAAAGTATAATATAATACACGCTTAACAACAGGAGAAAAAAATGGCAGTAAGAAATTTCAACGACGCTGAGAAGCAGAAGTTAATACAGATCATATCACAGGGCTCACAGGTACTAGGTGAAGTGGAAGATCTCAAAGGTGGTTTGAAAGACACAGTTAAGGCAATAGCAGAAGAACTGGAACTCAAACCAGCCTTGATCAACAAAGCGATATCAGTCGCACACAAGGGCAACTACCAGAACATCGCAGATGAGATGGACACCTTGGAGAGCATCTTAAACACGGCTGGCAAACTTTAATGTTAGCGAAAGTCAGATCATTCTGGCTTCGCAGTTTTGAAAGTGACCGCACAGCGTTTTACTTTGAACTAGTCAGTTTCATTTTCACCGTTGGAGCCAGCCTCACATTGGCGATATCCGCCAGAGATCCCAACATGCTCATAGTGTATCCGGGATTCCTAGTTGGTGCATTAACACAATGTTACGCATCATATAGGCGTGGTGCCGCATGGGTTATGATTTTGACTTTCTACTTCGCGTGTGTTAATATATTTGGATACGGAGTGGCCGCGGGATGGTGGTAAGATGAGTTACATAGACGCACTATACAAGAAGGACGAGGACAGGATATACGTGGTGGAACGTGATTCCAAGAAGGGTCGCATATTCACAGAGTATGACGCCAGGTATGTTTTCTACTACCCAGACGCCCGAGGCAAGCACAGGGGCATGACCGGAGAGCCATTACAGCGAGTGGTATGCCAAACACACAAGGAATTCATAAAAGAGCAACGCATAAGATCAAACAAGCAACTCTACGAACACGACATCAATCCTGTGTTCAGGTGCCTGGAGGAGAACTACCTGGGCAAGGAGACTCCGAAACTGAACGTGATGTTTTTTGACATTGAGGTGGACTTCGATCCAGATCGTGGTTACTCAACGACGGATGATCCGTTCATGCCCATAACTGCCATAAGTTGTTACATGAGCTGGACGGATCAACTGGTCACACTGGCTGTGCCACCCAAGACCATCAGCATGAAGGACGCGGAGGAACTCACAAAGAGATTCGACAACACCATGCTGTTCGAGAAGGAGAAGGACATGCTGGACGCCTTCCTACAACTTGTGGAAGACGCGGACATACTTTCGGGCTGGAACTCAGAGGGTTATGATATCCCCTACACCGTGGGCAGGATACAGAAAGTTTTAAGTGGCGACGACACAAGAAGATTGTGTTTCTGGGGTGAGAAGCCCAAGAAAAGGGTGTTCGAGAAATACGGCAGGGAGCAGTTGAGCTTTGATCTAGTTGGAAGAGTGCACCTGGACTTGCTGGAACTGTACAGGAAATACACCTATGAGGAAAGACATTCATTTAGACTGGACGCCATAGGTGAACACGAACTGGGGGAGAAGAAGACTGTGTACGAGGGGTCACTAGACAACCTGTACAAGAACGATTTTGGACTTTTCATAGAATACAACAGGCAAGACACAGCACTGTTGGCAAAATTAGAGAAAAAATTGAAGTTCATAGAACTGGCCAATGAGATTGCACACCAAAACACGGTACTACTACAGACAACGATGGGCGCAGTTGCGGTCACAGAACAGGCCATAGTGAACGAAGCACACAGGAGAGGCATGCAGGTACCAGGCAGGAAGTACAAGAAGGAAGGTGAGGAGAATCAACCGGCCGCTGGAGCATACGTGGCAACCCCAATGAAGGGCATACATGATTGGATTGGTTCTATTGACATCAACTCACTGTATCCTAGTGTGATCCGAGCTTTGAACATGGGACCAGAGACCATTGTGGGACAGATAAGGCCTGTAATAACTTCGGCAGAGATCAACAGGGCCAAACACGCCAAGAAGTCATTTGCGGCCGCATGGGACAGCCAATTCGGATCATGGGAGTACCAAGCAGTGATGAAACAGGACAAGGGTACGGAGATCATAGTGGACTGGGAAGACAAGACCAGTGTGCGTATGAGTGCGGCACAACTGTATGATGTGATATTCGACGGTAACAACAAATGGATGCTCAGTGCGAACGGAACCATATTCACATACGAGTACGAGGCCATTATTCCAGGTTTGTTGAAACGTTGGTATGCAGAGAGACAGGAAATGCAACAGAAGATGCGTGACTGCGGTGACAACGAGATCGAAAGGGAGTACTGGGACAAGAGGCAATTGGTCAAAAAGATTAACCTGAACAGTCTGTATGGTGCGATTTTGAACCCAGGCTGTAGGTTCTTTGACATCAGGATAGGACAGAGTGTGACACTGACAGGTAGATGTATCACGAGGCACATGGCCAGCAAGGTGAACGAGATCGTGGCAGGCAAGTATGATCACAAAGGCGAAAGCGTGGTATATGGTGACACTGACTCGGTTTACTTCACAGCACACAAGACACTGAAAAAAGAGATCGATGAAGGTGTCATACCATGGACCAAAGAGTCAGTGGTCGCGCTGTACGATAAGATCGCCGAGGAAGTTAACGGATCATTTAAATCATTTATGACCCGGGCATTCCATTGTCCAGGCACGCGTGGTGAGGTCATAGCGGCGGGCAGAGAACTGGTGGCCAGTAAAGGATTGTTCATAACCAAGAAGAGGTACGCGGTGCTATACTACGACAAGGAAGGCAAACGCGTGGACACCGAAGGCAAGGCGGGCAAGGTAAAAGCGATGGGTCTTGACCTAAAGAGATCAGACACCCCTGTATTCGTGCAGGACTTCCTAAGTGATCTACTCTATATGGTTCTGACGGGGAACACAGAAGCAGAAGTGCTTGAAAAAATAAGTGAATTCAGGGCAGAATTTAAATCAAGGCCAGGATGGGAGAAAGGTTCTCCCAAGAGGGCCAACAACATGACCAAGTACACGGAAGAGGAGAACAAGAAGGGCAAGACCAACATGCCGGGACACGTGAGGGCCAGCATGAACTGGAACAGATGTAGGGAGATGTATGGTGACAAATACTCCATGCCCATCACGGACGGTGCCAAGGTTATCGTTTGTAAACTGAAATCAAACCCGCTGGGCTACACGTCAATAGCATATCCGGTAGATGAACTGCGAATACCAGAATGGTTCAAGGAACTGCCGTTCGATAGCGAAGCAATGGAGAGCACAATACTGGACCAGAAGATAGACAACCTTATTGGCGTATTGGATTGGGACGTGCAGTCAACGGAAACCACGAACACGTTTAACAAACTGTTCGAATTCTAAATAAACATATGCTGAGCATTGAAGAGATAAAACTGTTGATAGAGAAACTTGAAAAATTGAAGGACGGTAAAGATTTTAACACAATTCTTGATCAGAATTTAAAGATCCTCAAAGATCTCGAACTGGCAGTCGATGCCAATAACAACATGATGATCGACAGACTGGACAAAACACTTGACTGGTTCCGGAAAGATCTAGACATCAAGAGAGCAAAACCAATCATAGATAATGGATTGTACAGGATGATCCAGACCAAGATATTCCAATTCTCAAAGACTAATCTATACAATAGCCTAGAGATAGGTCCAGGCACGGGAATGTTTTCTAAGGAATTTAGGGCATGGCGACTTAACTTCTTTTTAGATGTACTACCGGAACTTGAACAAAAAATCAGGAGAAGATTTAATCCAAGTAATCAAAAACATTTAAGATTTTACACAACCAAAGTTACCGAATGTTCAAATATACCTACGTCCAGTTGTAATTTCGTGTTCAGTTGGGACACATTTGTTTTCTTCACGCAGGCACACATTAAGCAATATCTCAAAGATATCAAGAGGGTTCTCATAGATGGTGGGTATGTTTTCATACAATATGCTGATTGCCATTATGACATAGATCTCAACTTCGCCAAGAGAGGATATTGGAATTACAACACCAAGACCGCAATGACCAAGATCATAGAGGACGAGGGCTACGAGATCGTGGAAATGAACATGTTCAGGCCAGGCGCCAATTATGCCATATTTCGAAAGCCTGGTAAACAAAATCCTGTGGTGTACAAAGTTTCTGAAATAACACTAGACTAAGACCTAAATATCATGTACAATTAGGGTATTATGATAGACATCTTAAAAGACATCGTTAAACACACGCATGGATTGGGATTCTTGGATCTGGTCAAGATCACTGGGGACGATAAGGAGACAACAATCGACTCAATGGCCGAGGACAGATCTGTGATCCTGCAGGGGTCTTTCCACAAACCACAACCGGAGATGACGGGTACGTTCGGTATGCCACAGATGGGCAAACTGGACATCCACCTGAAATGTCCGGAGTACAAGGAGAAGGCGAACATAACAGTGTTGTCCGGTGAGAGAAACGGCGCAACGGTTCCAACGGGCATCCATTTCGAGAACGAAAAGGGTGACTTCAAGAACGACTACAGGTTCATGAACGCCGAGATCATCAACGAGAAACTTAAGACGGTCAAGTTCAAGGGCGTCAAGTGGGACGTTGAGATCGAACCTTCAGTGGCGAGTGTGCAGAGATTCAACTTCCAGGCCACAGCAAACACAGAACACAATTCATTCGTCGTGAGGACGGAAGATGGAAATCTGGTATTCACCTTCGGTGACCAAGCGTCACATGGTGGTGAGTTCGTTTTCGCAACCGACGTTAAGGGCACACTTAACAAGGGTTGGAGTTGGCCGGTGGGGCAGGTGTTACAGATACTTAAACTTTCTGATTCAGCCAAGGTCACATTACACTTCTCAAACGAGGGTGCGATGATGGTCTCTGTTGATTCGGGACTGGGCAAGTACCAGTACATTATACCAGCACAGGCGCAATAATGACGACGGATAATAGTAAGCAGGAACACTTAGGGGAGTTGAGCAGAGACTTCGCAGTGTTCTTGCCTGCTATATCTAACTTCTACAACACGTTTATCAGCAAACAGAGAGTATCAGAGGGCAAACACATATCAGAAGAACGAATCCCCAAAGGTTTTGAGAATGGTGTGGAAGGATTGAACTTCCTTAACCCTGAACAGGGCATGTTCACATATCCCACAGCACTGTACTCGGCGGGACACGCCTGTTTAGACATGGATAAAGTGGGCGACAGGGATCACATGTTCGTGAACAGAGATAGAAAATTCAGCACCATAGTGGGAGATTCAGGTGGATATCAAATCGGAAAAGGTGTAATAAAATTTGACTGGAAAGATTTCGAGGGCAACAAGGCAAACAAAGTTAGAAGCGATATTCTAAATTGGCTAGAACTCACTAGCGATTGGGCGATGACCCTAGACGTGCCCACATGGGCGGCGGATGATCTGAACTCACCAAAGACCGGACTGACTAGTTTCCAAGACACACTAGACGGCACGATATACAACAACAAGTTCTTCCAAAAGAACAGATTGGGACAGACCAAACTATTGAACGTGCTACAGGGTGATGACTGGAACACAGCACAGATATGGTATGACGCTGTCAAAGACTTCGAATTCGAGGGCTGGGCCATGGGTGGCATCAACATGTGTGACATGGAAGTCATGCTCAAACGCTTGATCATAATGAGAGATGAGAAGAAATTAGACGGCAAGGACTGGATGCACGTACTGGGCACATCACAGATGGATTGGGCCTGTTATCTAACACAGGTACAGAGACAGGTCAGGAAACTGATCAACCCCAACTTCACTATAAGTTTTGATTCAGCGTCGGCTTTCCTATCAACAGCGAACGGATTGGTGTACACACATAACTCATTCACTCCAGATAGATGGTCCTTCGTTATGGACAAGGCTCCAGATGACAAGAGATTGAAAGGATCAAAAATACAGTTTCCGTTTGATAGCGGAATAGGTCGTAGGTTAAACATGGGCGATGTTTGTTACTACGGTGAGAATGATCTCAACAAGAATGGCAAGGTCGGTGCAACCAGTTGGGACAGTTTCAGTTATGTGCTGATGATGGCCCATAACGTGTACAACCAGATCAGGGCCATACAGATCGCAAACGATCTCAATGACATAGAATCTTTGAAACACAGACCAGAAGTCAAACACTGGCGTAAAACTAAAGCAAGTGACAAGACAGATGAACCTAGCATTTATGTACCAAGGAACATACTATATTTTAACACCTTTGTTGAAGAAGTATTCACATCGGAGAAGCCAATGGATGTTATCGCAAGTGCATCGAGTTACCTAGCAGACATCAGGGGCAACAGATGGGCCAGGGCAACAGGTGGTGGCAAGGGCACAAACAATTTCAGTTCTTTATTCGAATAGGAGGACAAAAATGGTAACAAAAAGAAAGAAAAGCAAGAAACTCAAGAAACTTGAGGATGAGCATCAGTATCTCGACAAGAAAGTAGCACAACTTACCAAGGACAGGCTCAAGGACAGGAGTTCCGAGAGCAAAGAAGTTCTTACCAGATTGAAGAGGACCAAGTTGATGATCAAGGACGCCATAGCCAGAGCAAAAGCAACGTTGACAAGATAGCCAACGCATAGTATAATAAAAACATGGACAGAGATTACAAGACAGGCAAGAGTGAGAGTGTAGGTGTTTTTTCAGGCATCGAGATAGAACATACACCCGCGTATGGACTACAGACCTTGTTCCTTGCCAGGAATGATCTAACACTGGAGCAGATCACGGAATTGGCCGAGATGGTCAATGCCAAGGCCGTCTACTACGGTGCCAATAGATCATTCATGTACAATCACGGACTACAACTCTCACAGATGATGAATCTGATGGACGCAGGATATTACGTGACCATAGACTATCCGCACAGTCTACACGAAGAAGTCAAGAAAAGATTCGGGTTGGTGTGGAAAAACGAGAAGTTTATACCTTTCTGTTCCATAATATTCCCAAATTCCGAGGACGACGATCAACTGTGTATAAAGGTTGATGATGTTGATTTCAACAAGACCAATCCCGGTGTGTGGAGTATGAGCATGAACCACTTCAAACAAACAGCGGGATTCACATCATGGAAGGAATACAAACAAGATCAACCAATACAGGAGAACAAATGGATACTGAGCAACAGCACGATCAAGCACTAAAAGAACAAGCCAACAAGGCCAGCAAGATGATATGGGTAACATTCCGTAAGGAAGGTATCCACAAGTATCCTGCGGCACTGGACGATCCCAAACTGGCCACAGGCGATGAGTATGATGTCTCATTCCTGGGACACCCACACAGGCACATATTCCACTTCAAGGTAGCGATAGAGGTGTTCCATGATGACAGGGACATCGAGTTTATACAGTTCAAGAGATGGATGGAGAACATGTACGCGGATGGCACGATGAAGTTAGATTACAAATCCTGTGAGATGATATCAGATGATCTATATGTTGCGATAGCGAAAAGATATCCAGGCAGACGGATCGAGATAGATGTCGCCGAGGATGGGGAGAACGGATCACACGCGGTATATGAAAGAGATTAGCATAAAAGAAAAGAGAGCCACAACCAGACAGGGATACCTACCCGTGGAGGGCGGTGGACTTAACGCTTCGTACTCCACAGTGGACGCGGTGGCTAACATATGCGCCACGGCGGGAAATTTGGGTATGAAGTACGGTAAGGATTTCATCTGGTCACACACGGACTACGATGACAACATGGACGAGTGCATCAATCTGTTGGTGAAGGAAGACAAGTACGAAACATTCCTGCACCTGACCCTACAGAACGAACACAGGATCAAACACACAACAAAGGGCAAAATAAAACTCACAAAGGAGAGAAGATAAATGAGAGTACCATACACAAATTTCAAAACCCGGACGGGCGATAATGATGCCGTAGGCGGTTGCACGTTCATAGGAGGCGAATGGAAGGAAGTGGACACGACGGAGATATTTGACAATAAGAAAGTCGTTGTTTTCGCATTACCAGGAGCATTCACTCCAACTTGTAGTTCACAACAACTACCAGGATACGAAGAGAAATACGACGAGCTTAAAGCACTGGGCATAGACGAAGTATATTGCCTGTCAGTTAACGATGCGTTCGTAATGAACGCTTGGTTCAGGGACGAAAAGATCGAGAAGGTCAAACCAATAGGAGACGGAGAAGGCGTGTTCACACAAGGAATGGGCATGTTGGTCAACAAACCAAAACAGGGCTTTGGCATGAGATCATGGAGATATTCGATGCTGGTGGACAACGGAGAGGTCGTGAAAACCTTTGTTGAGGAAGGCAAGAACAATGCCAGCGACGACAACGATCCGTTTGAAGTGTCAGACGTGGACACTATGATTGATTACCTTAAAAGTCAATCTATTACTAACACAGCGAAAGTGGAAGAAACGGTATCATAGTAATGAGTTGGGACGGCAAATCCAGACCCAGCAACAACAAGTACCGTAGCAACTGGGATGATATTTTCAAGAAGAAGAGTTGTCCCTGTGGCAGATCCCCCACTGGTAAGTGTATAGGCTGGCATGGATTGACAGAAGAACAATATCAAGTTAAACTAGCAGAGTGGAAAGAAAAGAATGCTGATTAGACTAATCTTCGAACCAGAACCCAACGTAAACGTTAACCATGACAGGATGTTCGATTACTATTCAGAAAATTACCTCAGCGACTTCAACACCACATGGGGTGGAACGATCGTAATGGATAACTTTGAGAAGAAGCATTTCAAACAAGAGCCATGCTATCAAAGGTACATTCCTAGTAATCAAGGCACACAAGAAATGTTAGATAACATACTAGACTATCTAAATACTAATCCAATGGCAGGCTATCATACGCATGTCTACATTAGCAAAGGCGGAAATGAAGAAAAGGTTAGATAATTTAGATGTCACGACGGGTATTAGATAAAAATTTCTGTGTCATACCATGGACTGGGTTTGAAGTGGAGCCCGATGGTGGTGTCAAGAACTGTATCATTAGCAAAGACACAATAGGGAATCTCAATAACGAAAGCATCCAAGACATAATAAAAAAAAATACTCCCATAAAAAAGCAGATGATGGAGGGAGAGTTTCCAAACAGTTGTAGTGGATGTTACCTACATGAGAAACACAGAATCAAGGATTTTGCTTCTATAAGCAGTAGATTGTACTATGCCAAAGAAGTCACTCCTCACATTTCTAAAGATCTACTAGAAGATCCTGAAAACTTTGAACTTCGACACGTTGATGTGAGATGGTCTAATAAGTGTAACTATGCCTGTGTATATTGTAGTCCACTCTATAGTAGTAAATGGGAAACAGAATTAGGCATGAAGCCAAAGAAGAATTCAAACAATAATCTTAAAGAATATCTTTATTCCAATATTAAACGGCTTAAAAACGTTTATCTTGCAGGTGGCGAGCCTATGCTCATGAAACAAAACAAAGAGTTCCTTGAACTACTTTTGAAAGATAATCCAGAGGTGCACATTAGAGTCAACACAAACCTTAGTAAAACAACAACCGGGGTATTTGATCTTTTATGCCAATTCAAAAATGTACACTGGACAATTAGTGTGGAATCCATAGAGGATGAGTTTGAGTACATCAGATTCAATGGGGTTTGGAAGGACTTTCTCGACAATCTCAAGATCATTCGGAATATCAAGGATCATAAGATATCATTCAACATGCTGTACTTTATATTGAACTACAAATCAATATTCAACACAATAGAACTTCTTCAATCAATGGGTTTCCATAACAACAGTTTTGTACTAGGTCCATTATACACTCCAGAGTCTCTGAATATCTTAAACTTACCAGCCAAAATACTTGATACGTGCAAAGCTCTTTTTAAAGAGCAGATAGATAAAAAACCAGGATTTCTTTTGCAGAACAGTTACGAAAATGTACTTTCTTATTTGACTGAAACAGAATTTCATGCTAATATAGAAAGTACTAGACAGAGATTAAAAACTATGGATCTAAGAAGAAATAACAACAGCAGGACAATATTTCCTAAATTATATGAAGAGGTATTAAATTGAAAATATTTTACATGGGTCTAGAGCCCTACGAAGGCAGATACACACTACAGTTACAGGATTGGACGGAGAGAGCATACAAGAAAAGAGGAATAGATTATGTCGTTGTTCCAGGTACTACAATCGATGACACCAAGGCTATTAGTGTTGGACAGGTGCTAGACGCACATGGCAGAAGTTATTTTGGCATGAGTCAGATGATGAACCTGGTACAGATGATGAGGAACGGTGAGGTCACCAATAAGGACATCATATTCTTTGAAGACATGTTTCAACCGGGCATGGAATCTCTTCCATACATATTGAACCAAGTCGAAGACAAACATAGACCCACCATATACCTGAGATGTTTGGCGCAGGCTATAGATCCTGATGACTTTGTACACGTTTGGGGCATGAGCAAGTGGATGAGCATGTATGAACAGATGTGTAATGAGATTCCTAACGTGAACATATTGGCTACGAATGAGGAGATGGTGGCACACATGAGGATAGCCAACTGGTCGGCTCCCATATACAACATATCAGGCCTGAGCTTCGGCAAGGAAGAGGTAAGGAGTAGAGTTGAAAATATCAAGCCATTCTTTGAACGTAAGATGAGGGTAATATTTGGTGCGAGGTGGGATCAAGAGAAACAACCACAATTCTTCATGGATCTAGCAACAAAATTTAAAGAAACACATCCAGATGTTGAATTTGCGATATGCCAAGGGGGTCCTTTGAGATCTAACAATCAATTCTATGTGGACGAGGCCAAACACCTAGCCAAAGAAGGCATACTGACCATACACGAGAACTTGAAGAAGAATGAGTACTACGAGATACTAGCTGATTCGAGGGTGATGTTCAACTGTGCGTTACAGGACTGGGTGTCAAACACAGTCAGTGAAGCAGACTCACTTGGATGTAATACATTGTTCCCAGCATACAGATCATTTCCAGAGACTTTCGCAAATGACCACACAAGACTATATGTTCCATGGTCACAACAGGACGCCATGAATAAACTGGAAACGCTATTAAGCAAACCATCCCCTAGTATAGGCAAGATATCCGATTGGACCAACGGTACCATAGACAGGATGATTGACATTATGACAGGCAAGGGAGAACAATGGAGAAGAGATGGACAACACTACAGAACACCAGTATCAGAATCCAAGTATTAAGGGCGTGAGCAAAGCCGTTCTGGTTACTGGCGGAGCCGGATACGTGGGCTCTCATACCTGTAAACTGCTGGCAAAGAACGGATACACACCCATCACGGTGGACAGGCACTACAGAGAAAACCTTAAAACATACGGACCAACACATAACCTTCAACTGCCACAAGAGATGGATAGGCTTGATGAAATTATAAAAAGGTATAATATTACATCTTGTATACACTTCGCTGGTAGCACCAGCGTGCCAGAGAGCGTGTCCAACCCATCATTGTACTACAAGAACAATTTCATCGTCACAGTGTCACTGCTGGACAAACTGATCGAGTGTGGCGTCAAGACATTCGTGTACAGTTCCAGCGCGGCCACCTATGGTGATCCCGGAATGAAACTGTGCCGGGAGTCAGACCCCGCCAATCCCATCAGTGCCTACGGTGCCAGCAAACTCATGATGGAGATGCTGTGCAGGGACTACCTGAGGGCATACGGATTGAGCAGTGTGGGACTGAGATACTTCAACGCCGCCGGTGCCGACCCAGAGGGTGAAGTGGGAGAACTGCGTGAAAAAGAGACTCACATCATACCGTTGGCCATAGACGCCGCGAGGCAAGGTCGCACATTCAAGATATTTGGAGACCAGTACCCAACAGAGGACGGAACCTGTGTGAGAGACTACGTCCATGTGATGGATCTGGCGGACGCACACATCAAGGCATTGAACTACGCCGCTGACAATCAAGTCGCAGAGGTGTTTAATCTGGGATCCGGTGCGCCTGCTTCTAACAAGCAATTGGTAGAAACAGTTCAGAAATACACCGGGGAGATGAACATAGAGATGCATGAGAACAGGCCCGGAGATCCAGCATACCTAGTGGCGGACATCACAAAGGTAAAGGCGACATTAGGATGGGAGCCCACGCAGAGTTCCATTGACAACGTGGTGTCTACTGCTGTACAATGGTATAACAACACACACAAGAAGGAAATACAATGAGTGAGGACATTTTGAAGGACAGTTGGATGCCGGACGAGGCAGTCAGCAAGAGGATCAGGGACAGGATCAAGAAAGCGGGTAAGAGATTCCACGCAAATGACAACATAGCAGAATACATAGAGGATGGTGAGATTGATGAATTACAGGCAGAGGTGCAGGAGAAATTACAGGGTGTGTTGGACAGCCTCGTGATAGACACAGAAAACGATCACAATACGCAGGAGACAGCAAAGCGTGTGGCCAAGATGTACATCAGAGAAACATTCGGTGGTAGATTCAAACCAATGCCGAGGGTCACAAGTTTCCCCAACATGGGTTACAAAAGCATGTACACGTCTGGACCAATATCAATAAGATCGACATGTGCGCATCATTTCCAGAACATCGTGGGCAAGGCCTGGGTTGGTATCATCCCCAACGGTGAGGTCATTGGACTAAGCAAGTTCAATAGGATCGTACACCACATAGTGGAGAGACCACAGATACAGGAAGAGATGACCACACAAATTGCTGAAGAATTGAAGAAGTACGCTAAGACTGAGAACATAGCGGTAGTGGTAAAAGCAGAACACCATTGTATGACACACAGGGGTGTCAGAGAGCATGAATCAGACATGACCACAGCGATAATGTTGGGTGCGTTCAAAGACGACCCGGCCACAAGGGACGAATTCTACAAGATCTGCATGAGCATGAAGGGTCATGGATAAGAAAAAGAAAACAACATTGACCTCAGACGGCATATACACCATTGACGACTGGAGCATGGGTGCCACTAACGTGGGTTCAGTGATAGACACTGCCACAGTTGATTTTGGCGACATTGGAAATTTGCAGATGGATTTCGATTATGATCGGAATCTCCGAGACAAGTACCCGGCACTGAAGGACGCGTGGGATCACTACAACAACGTCAAGAAGATGTGTGAGGCAAAGGAGCAAGAAGATGAGAATTAAAGAAGACCTAAAACTGAATTTCGATGATGTGCTGATGGAACCCAAGCGCTCCACTTTGAGTTCGAGGAGAGATGTAGATATGACGAGGAAATTCAAGTTCCGTAACTCCGGCAAGATAATGGAATTCACTCCGATATTCGCCAGTAACATGGACGGAGTGGGAACATTCTCAATGGCCAAGGTGCTACAGGAACACAAGATGATGACCGTGATAACAAAATCAACCACCGTGGATCAGTGGAAGGAAGCAGTGGGATCGGGTCTGAGATTACAGAGTGTTTCGGTGTGTACCGGAACAAACAAGATATGGGATCCAGAGGCGGAAGACTACGCCAGGATGAAACAGGTACTGGACAGTTTCCCAGATGTCAAGATGATCACCATAGACGTGGCCAACGCATACCACCAGAACTTCGTGGATTTCATAAAGATGGTCAGGGATGAATTCCCAGACAAGGTCATAGTTGCAGGCAACGTGGTCACACCAGAGATGGTGGAGGAACTGATCATAAACGGTGCGGACATGGTCAAGATCGGGATTGGTCCAGGTTCGGTGTGTACAACAAGGACAATGACCGGCATCGGCGTACCACAGTTCTCGGCGATCGTGGAATGCGCAGACGCCGCCAATGGTGTTGATGGACACATAATGGCGGATGGCGGATGTGTGTGGCCCGGAGACATAGCCAAGGCGTTCGGTGGTGGGGCTCACGCTGTGATGATAGGAGGAATGCTGGCAGGACACGACGAGTCTGAACAACCAGTTGTGGATGGCAAGGTAGAATTCTATGGCATGAGCTCGGACAGGGCTCGTGAGAAACACGGCAAAAGAAAAGACGGATACAGGGGCAATGAAGGTAGATGGATCAGCCTACCATACAGGGGACCTGTGAATCCAACAGTGGAGGACATACTGGGCGGAGTGAGATCAGCGGCCACTTATATAGGTGCTAGAAGATTGAAGGACATGCCCAAGTGTGCCACATTCGTGAGGGTCAACAACAACATCAACAGGGTCTATGAGCGTTACACCAAATAGAGTAGACGAGATCGAGGACAAGATCGAGGCACTGGAGGAGAGCCTCAGTTCGGTGCGGAAGGTCACACCCATACACGACAGCACATGGTATGTTAAATGGATATCTGTGGCGTTCGTGTGCGTGGCTGTTCTGTGCAGATCAGTCGAAGAGATACCTAAGATATTCGACGTCACGTTCTCAATAGTAGGCACCGCCGGATGGTTATGGGTAGGATTTAAATGGCATGACAGGGCCTTGATCATACTGAACACCATACTACTGGCCATGCTGGTGTCTGGGGCGTTTAGATACTACCTAGGATACTTTGGATTGATATAATGGAAGAAGTTAAAAAAAGTTATTTCACAACCGGTCAGATGCGCAACGCACTGATACAGATCGAGGACAAGATGGTTCACAGCAACTGGATGCCAAGTGTGGTATTGGGCATCAACAGGGGTGGATGTATCCCGGGCGTGTACCTTTCACACAGGTTGAATGTGCCACATGAAGCACTAGACATAAGATTAAGAGATCACACCACCAAACCCGACCTACGTGTGTTGGAGAAGGCGTTCGCGTTCCAGAAGAAGATCCTGATCATAGACGACATCAACGACTCCGGAGACACGTTCCAGTACATCCTGGACAATTTCGGCAAGCGAGAGGATCGCATAAGATTCGCCGCACTGATCAACAACAAGCCCAGCCGTGTCAAAGTGGATTACCACGGATACGAGATCAACAAAGCGGAAGTGCCCGCATGGATAGTTTTCCCATGGGAGGAATGGGACAAATAACGTCAAAGTTGTGTTGACACAACAATCAAAAAACTGTTAAAATACGGGACATTAAACAAACCTTAAGGAGGATTAATGTTTAAATCACTACTAGCAGGTGTTGACAAGACACTTGTAAGAAATCTAGTTATTCTACACACACTGGTTATTGCTGTGTCGAACTATCTAGTCACGATCAGATTTGATCTGTTCCCTGGTGCGGACCTTCCGTTGTTCGGATCGTTCCCATTAGCGGCGGCGGCATTCACATTTCCGATCGTAGTAGTCGCAACTGACTTGACTGTCAGGTTGGTCGGCAAAGAAGCGGGAAGGGCCGTCGTAGCGATGGCGATCATTCCGGCAATCGTGGCATCGGTACTCGTGCTGTTGGCACTGGGTGACCCACACGCATACAGGGTGGGATTCGCATCTGGTACGGCATACGCGATCGGTACCATGCTTGACGTGTACGTTTTCCAAGCCATCAGAGAAAGATCTGACAATTGGTGGGCGGCACCGGCACTTTCAACCATCGCGGCGAACATAATCGACACGTACTCGTTCTTTTATGTGGCGTTCGCGGGATCGTTGGATGCTGAGGGCAACCTATCGTGGATTGGTGCAAACTGGCACGTGGTTGCGCAGAACAACACCCTGACCAAGATCGTGGTCGGTCTGATAGTGTTCCTACCAGCGTATGGAATACTGTTGAACAGACTGCAAGTCATAGGCAAGAAGAAAAAATAGTCGATCAGGGGGAGGATTTTTGCTCCCCCATTGACAACTCATCTAAATACCCTGTATAATACAATATAGGAAGGATCACACAATGGGAAACAAAGCAGGAAAAATTTGGGGGGAGACGGAACTGATACTAGCCAACAGTTCCTGTGAATTCCACAGGATAGACTACAAAAAAGGCGGGGTTTGTTCCAAGCACAAACACGAGTGGAAATGGAACGGATTCTACGTGGTGTCAGGACAAATGAAGATCAGAGTGTGGCAGAACGACTACGATCTGATAGATGAGACTATTTTGAATCCCGGAGACTTTACAGCGGTCAAGCCCGGTGCCTATCACACATTCGAGGGATTGGAAGACGGTGTGGCGTTTGAGTTATACTGGGCCAACTTCTCACACAACGACATAGTGAGGGAAAACACTGGCTATATGAAGGACGTCGATGGCAAAGTAGTCAGGCTAGACAAGAACAAGAAGAAATAACATGATTCCTGTAAAAGGATATACTCCCTTTCATCCACTAAAACACTGCATGGTGGGATCTGGATTCAAAATAGATTGGTTCAAAGAATTTTTTTCTGACAAAAAAATAATCGACCCTTTGCAAAGGATTGCAGAAGAGACCGAAGAAGATTTCCTAGAATTATCTAACATACTCACAAAAGCAGGTGTTGAAGTCCATAGACCAAAACTTGAAATTGAAAAATATAATTCATTGCGTGACATATATCGTCCGCCCATGACTCCTCGTGATCATTTTGGTGTGATCGGTGAGAAATTTTATGCAGTTCAATATGCCCAAGGATATTCAAATGTTCTCAAAAAAATCAAAAAAGAACAACTGTACATAAAACCAAAAGATACTACCTACACCGGCACCATAGACACAGCAACTATACTACGTGCTGGTAAGGATTTATACTGGGGGCATGATTCAAAGTACGGCGATCCTACAGAATACGTCAAAATGTTTGAGCAGGAAGGGTTCAGGGTACATCTTTTAGAAAGAGACTACCATTCAGACGCTGTGATTTCATTAATTAAACCCAGAGTGGCAATTTCGGTCGAAAATGTGGCAAACTACGAGAAAACCATGCCCGGGTGGGAAGTGCTAGAAATAGAAGATATTCCTTCATTGCCATGGAAGCAGACAGATTTTAAAAGTGTGGTAGAACGACGATGGTGGATACAAAACGAGGAAAATAATGCTGTGTTGTCTAAGTTCATAGATAAATGGCTAAGCGATTGGGTGGGTTATGTTGCCGAATCGGTCTTCGACGTCAACGTGCTATCGATTGATGAGAATACAGTGATCTGTAACAACTACAACAAAAGTGTATTTGATTTTTTAAAAAAACATCAAGTGGAACCAATTGTTTTCAACTTTAGGCACAGGTTTTTCTGGGATGGTGGTGTACACTGCATAACACAGGATCTGTACAGAGAAGGAGTTATGGAGGATTATCTTGGCTGACATATACCATATCTTTGCAGATCATAACACTGATGTAAATGCCAAGGAGTTTGCTATTAAAATGAGGAAATTCTTAGACCAAATGGTTGCCATGGGCAGAATAAACAGTTATCGTCTTACCAGAGCGAAATTAGGATTTAGATCAATGAATTTGCCCGAGTTCCACATCATGATGGAGTTCGACAATATGCAACAACTAGACGATGCTATGACAGCCGTCATTAGTAATGAGCAGAACATTGAGGAGGCGCACATTGGTTTTAATCAATTGGTAGATATTGAAACAATTCAACATTTCCTGTACCGAGATTATCCAGACCTAATCAAGACAGCAGAACCTAAAATTGAAAGCAAAGATAGGCATAATTTTACAATAGATGAGATCGTTACTGCTACCAAAAACATAGATAAGAATATATGGAAAAAATGAGACCCATTCAAATAATATACGCCCCAGGCATGTTTGGAAAATGTGTGCGTTGGATGTTTGATAGATTCACTGATGGTTCAAATTTTGCAGGTATACAATCACCATGGGACGAAGATAATCGGGTGCACGGCTTTGTTAAGAGTAACTCATATAACCAAAAATTTAAAGCGTCGCACCAGCTCAGTGCTGGAGAAGAATCATACCCCGATCCGAGTGCCTACAAAGTAGTGCTTAGTTTTGATAAAAGTGATCTGCTTTTTGCAGAACGTTGTGGATTTTACAGGAACTCAGGATGTGAAACTGAAAAAAAAAGATACAAACATATTATAGACCGTGCCGACGCATCTTTTGTCAAGGAATCATTTGGCAACGTGCTATCTGAAAAAAGTGTTGCAAAAGAACTTCTCAAAATACAGTTCCATGACATGAAAAAACATGCATGGTGGAATGCCATGGAAAAGTTTATGAAAGATGACAAACATCACCAGTTTAACTCCAACTCGCTATGGGATCATTACAGCCTAAAAACTGAATTAGTTAAAGTGTCAGAAAGATACGACTTGGACTTAAAGATAGATGAAAAGGTCATAAACAATGTCGTAGAAAAGGTCAAAGAATCATATCCAGTCATGACCAGAAAAAGAGCACACCATGTGCTGGATGCCATCCGCACTAACACCAATATCACATGTGATGGTCTAGATATCGTAGAACAAGCATACATCGAAACTGAATTAGAAAAAATACATGATTGTGTACTTTTTCCATACGGATCAAATTGGTTCAAAGACACTGACCAAATTAACGAATTTTTAGATACATACCCTTCATATCTTAAACATATGAATCCAAGGTTACCATGGTACAACAATATAAAAAATCCTTTCTACCTTACAGGTAAGATTGACGAATCTAATTAAATCTATTATAATAAAGCATGGAAAAGATTAGATATTCAGAGATATTCTACAGTGTCCAGGGTGAAGGAAGATTCGTTGGAGTACCATCGGTGTTCTTTAGGACTTTTGGTTGTAACTTCCATTGCCACGGTTTTGGTCAAGGCAGAGACAGGTCAAAATGGATCAAGCCCGAGGACATGCCATACAACACACAGGACATATCAGAACTTAAACACATATCAGATTTGCCCGTGGTCAACATCGGCTGTGACGCAAGTGCCAGTTGGAGTTCAAGATACAAGCATCTAGTGGACTGGGATCCTGTAGACAAGATAGCCAAAAAGGTAACGGCATACACACCAGAGAACCGATGGACCTGCGCAAATGGACAAGACGTTCACTTCATAATAACAGGTGGTGAGCCCATGATGTGGCAGAGACAGATTGAAGCATTGGTCAGGCAACCAGAATTTAACGATCTTAAAAATATAACCATAGAGACCAACTGCACACAATTATGGAAAGACAACTTTAACAAGTTCATGCACGGGTTGACGGCAGGTGATTACACCAAGGAACCCGTACACGTCACATGGTCGACCTCTCCTAAACTGTCAATATCAGGCGAGGAATGGGAAAAGGCCATAAGAGCAGATGTGGCAAGGCAATACTCCCAGATACCAAACACACACTTGTACTTCAAATTCGTGGTGCAGGACGAACAGGATCTCCGAGAAGTGGATGCGGCCAGGGAGGCATACGCCAAAGCGGGTGTCACTGGAGACATATATCTTATGGCAGTGGGAGCCACACAGGAAGGACAGGCCAAAACAGCGACCCAAGTAGCAGACATGGCCATGAAGCATGGTTACAAGTATTCACCAAGGTTACACGTGGATCTCTTTGGTAACAAATGGGGAACTTAGGTAGACACAAAGGTAAAAATAAAGTATAATCGTATTATGAAGGTAAAGAAAACAGCAAAGACAACTATCAAGAAAAAGAATAAAAAAGGTTCAAAGAAAAGCGAAGAACCAATGGTCAAGGTATTGAACCTGAATGTCAATCCAGAGAACCCAAGGAACGGTTTCTTTGAACTGGACTGGAACGACGAGTTCGTGAACATGCTGAAGCAGTCAGGATACCAAGGTGCTTCGGAAGAAGAAATTGTGGACAGATGGTTCCAGACGCTGTGCAGGACCATAGGAAACGAACAAGGCATCGACGTCACTGGATCTGGCTACGTGCAGATCAATCGTAGGGACGACGGCAAAACAGAGGTGTCGTAATGACACACATCCTGGTAGACACAGCCAACACATTTTTCAGAGCCAGACACGTGATACGTGGGGACACCTCCGAGAAGGTGGGGATGGCCATACACATCATGATGAATTCCATCAAGAAGGCCTGGCAGGACTTCGAGGGCAAACACGTGGTGTTCTGCCTCGAGGGCAGATCATGGCGCAAGGACCACTACGCACCATACAAGCGAAACCGTAAGGAAATGGCGGACGCCATGACCGAGAAAGAGAAGGAAGAGAACGAGGTATTCTGGGAGTGCTACGACGACTTCGTGGACTTCATAAAGACCAAGACCAACGCAACAGTATTAAGGAATCCAAGGGCAGAAGCAGATGACCTAATAGCAAGATGGATAGACAAGCACCCAGACGACAATCATGTGATCATAAGCACAGACAAAGACCTTAACCAACTGATAACACCCAAAGTAAAACAGTACAACGGGGTCAACGAAACCATACTCACACACGAAGGATGGTTTGACGCCAAGGGCAATCCTGTCATAGACAAGAAATTGAAGGCTCCAAAGCCGGCACCAGACACAGAATGGATAGTGTTTGAAAAAGCCATGAGGGGTGATCCAAGCGACAACATATTCTCAGCATACCCAGGTGTGCGTACCAAGGGCACCAAGAACAAGATAGGTCTACAGGAGGCCTACGCGGACAGGCACGAGAAAGGCTACACGTGGAACAATCTCATGTTGAGCAAATGGGTTGATCATGAGGGCAACGAGCACAGGGTATTGGAAGACTACGAACGGAACAGATTATTAGTGGACCTACACGCACAGCCAGAGGCCATCATTGAGGAACTTGACCAGACCATAGCACAGGCAAAGTCAGAGGCCAAGAACGTGGGGCAGGTTGGAATCAGATTCATGAGGTTCTGTGCCAAGTACGATTTAAATAGGATCAGTGAGCAGGCACAACTGTATGTTGAGCCATTTAACGCGAGGTTACAAGCATGACGGTGAGAGCCAAAACCCTAGTCAAAGATAAGTTCTGGATAGTCGAGCAAAACGGCGAGAAACTGGGCACCCTTAGTAAGCAGGCGGACAACGGCTGGACGTTCCTCAGCAAGAAGGATCAGCGACAAGTGTTCCACACGCAGGAGAGCCTGTTCACACGTTTTGGTTTCAATATTTTTGAACAATCGGATATGCCAAAACCAGATGAAGAGATACAAATAGATAACTTCGATGTGCATGGATTTCCTTGTAGCCAACATCCATACAATCCAATGTTTGATGTACAGAAACAACTACCTGTTTACACCAAAACACCAAAGTCAAAAAGTCAATTCTGTGCAGGCTACTACATAATCTGCTTTGAGAAGGGATGGAGGAAAGCCTACTGTCCAAAGATGATTACATTGTCCAGGTATGAATACCGAGGACCAATGAAAACCAAACTAGAGATGCAACAGGTACTGAATAATGCAGTCAAAGAATTCCAAGATTCAAACTAGACCCATAGAGGACCTAATAGGCAGGATACGTACACTGCGCCAAAAGGGCGAGAGGCAGATAATAATACCCGCCAAGGAAGCGGACCAACTGGCGGACAGCCTGACGCAGGTGATGACACGCATGGTCACCATACAGGAAGAGATTATTGAGGCCTTAAAGACCGCCAAGGAGGCACAAACGATCAGCGTAGAAATGGACGGTGGAAGTTTTGAAAAAGAAAAATAAAGTAATTGAACAACGAAATCTTTATAAATGGCACAAGTCCTGGAATAGATTACAAAAATCGTTTTTTACAGAAGAGTATGAGCTATATGAAAAAATAAAGATAGAAAATTTTGTAAGAGAGCACGGATTCAAAAAAATTTTTCACATAAAAGACAATTACATAGATTTTAATTTTCGAACAGTATCAAACATAAAAGAAGCGGATTTGGTCATTATCACAGATCAAAAATTCAGTAGAGCAACTTGTAAAAAGATTATAGACAACATAAATGACTTGTTAGATCAATGTCCAAACCTATTTTTATGCCTTAATAGGCATTATCTTAACATAACCGGCACCGAAATAGATAAATCTTTACCCGATGATTATGAGCAAGCCATTCATGCTTGGCTTGAAAAATCATTAGGTGTTCCTGTAGAAAATTACAGTGAAAAATTTATCGACGATGGCAGATATTTCACGTGGGTCATACCCGATCAAAAATTTTACATTAGAAAAAATGAAGATAATAAAACATTATAGTGAATTACAAAAGAAAACAACGGATCTTAAGAGCTCCTATATAGGATATCGTACTGGAAAAATCAAGCATGAACTTTGGCTCAAATCTAGGAAATCAAACCAAACGTATATAACACAATACGACGAATACATATTAGAAAACCTGCAGGCAGGAAACACAGGAATATTTGGAAGTGCTGGCTATTTCCTGGAGGACTGTATTGATAATCTCAAAGTTATCGAGCAAGAAGAAGTTGTTAAAACTTTCTACCCAAAAGCCACAATAGTCAAAACAAGGGATCAAATAGGAAATTTATTTCCTGATCATTTTGACAATTTTATTGTCACAAATAATAGATCAGACCTATGGGTAGACGAACGTGGACTTTGCAAATACATCAATGAATACAAGAAAGCAATGAAAAATGGGTGTTTATTCTTTTACTCTATGCGTGACACACAGTTTTCACCTTGGAACAGATTAAAAATAAATCATTATGAAATGTTTATCGGATTAGCAAAAAAGATAGAATCACTAGGATTCAAATGTTTAGAATCTCAAATGGATTTCGCAAACGGAGATGGCAATGAAAACCCCGACACCACTAATGGAAACATAAAATATCTTTTCAGATGCATAAAGTAATCCTATTCAGAGGCGGTATGTTTGGCGATTTAATTTTATCTATGCTTAATAAGGAATACGTAAGAAGCGTGTATCCACTGAAGCCGGTAAAAGAACGCACTGTCATGAAGAAATTTTACAACTTTTCACAAAAGGAAAAATACCTATACCTAAAAAAAATGGATGGTTACACTTTGTCACACGATACCGATTTCTGTAAACAGATAAACGAAGATCAAGTAGTTCAAATTTTTTGTTCTGATAAAAAAATGATTCCTCATGTAGCAGATAGATTTTGGACCAAAAATTCATACGAAAGTGTTGCCCACGTGAAAGATGATTTAAACCTAGGTGGGGACAAAACTTTAGCAAAGGACATAGAAGCATGGCAGAGTTTTCATGTGTTTAAACATCGTTTTGATGTTAAAAATATCTACAAGGATTGCTTTCTAGATGATCTAGCAAAAACCTTTGAAATAAACGATCATAGGTGGGCTAAAACTATCCACAATATCTGGCGTAGTTGAAACTACTCTAAAATTTCTGGTAAATATAGTTGTATAGTTTTACAATTATGAGCAGACCAAAACCCACAGTGCTGTTGCAACACAGCAATAAGACCACCTACAAGATGGACGAAGTCCTAGCGGCTGAGGGCATCTGGGCTGTCTTCTACGATGGAAAACCCATTAATTTAAAGTCAAGCAGTTTGGTTTCTAACTATCCAGGACCAAAGTACAAGAAGGTTTCGTTCTCAAACCCTGGACACGCGGAGAACCTGGCCAAGAAGTTGAACGCACAGCACAACACAGACAAGTTTGGTGTTTACCTGTTGAAGACCGGCGAAAAATTCAAACGTTAAATCCACCCGTTAAATAGCAGTATGGATCGCAAGACCGCATACACACGCACCTTCATGGAACTGTTACAACAACCAATCCATGACGAGAGCATCAAGACCAACTACTACACCTGGTGGCAGAACGTTAGGGAAAGTTACCAGGCCAGATCACTGCGTCTCACCAAACAGGGACTGGAGATGTTGGAGAATCTGGACATCAAGACCTATGACATCAAATTTCCAGCAAAAGTCATATTCACCCCTCAGACCTATCTTTGGTTGGACGAGTTCGTTGACTGTCCCTACTACGTGGACAAGAAACACATCAAAGTTACCATGGAGAAAATGGCACTACAACTGATGCTTTTTGCTGGAGACATCACAAAATACGGGCTCGCACGTGCTATGAGCAAGATGGACGAGCAAAAAAGCCAGTAAAACTGCGACTTCTGTGCGGTTGACCGTACACACATTCCTGCTATAATGATATTATAAACATTTAAAACAGGAGTGTACTAAATGGTAAAAAAAAGTAAAGAGGCGGCGGTAGGTTCTCAGAACAGGACTGTATCACCAAACGAGGCAAAATCAGCATTAACACATTGTATCAAACTACAGAGACCCATAATGATGTGGGGAGCACCAGGTATTGGCAAGTCAGACATAGTCAAGCAGATCGCTGATGCGGAAGGCAGAGAAGTCATAGACATCAGACTTCCTTTATGGGAGCCCACAGACATCAAGGGTATTCCATATTATAATTCAAAGGAGAACAACATGGTCTGGGCAAGTCCGGCGGAACTACCAACTGATCCCAAGTCGAACGCCATAGTGTTCTTGGACGAGTTGAACTCGGCGGCACCGGCTGTACAGGCGGCGGCGTATCAATTGATCCTCAACAGAAGGGTTGGACAGTATCACCTACCCGAAGGCGTTTCGATCGTGGCGGCGGGTAACAGGGATTCAGACAAGGGTGTCACATACAGGATGCCGGCTCCGTTGGCCAACAGATTCGTACACGTTGAACTGAGGGTGGACTTCGAGGACTGGTTACAATGGGCCACAGAACAACACGTACATGCGGACGTTGTGGGTTACTGCACTTTC